ATTATTTTAATGATAATATAGAACCTTTACTGCGTAACTTTACTTATTCAGCAGCTGATTGGTTTAATCATAATACACGTAGTCAACAAATTGGACTTATAGGAAAAGAAATTAATAATAAAAACATTAAAAAAATATCTGACGTATACCGAATTGTAAATAAAAATATCGAAGATAAACCACCGAAATACGAAATGTTTTGTAAGCGTGAAGTCCAACCAGTTGAAGATCCTCAAGATCTTTATATTGGTTCGATGATGCCCAAAACTCGTAGTATTTCTATGCCTGATGATGCTGATAAATTTGTCTTGGGACCTGTTTGTTGGCGTTTAGAACATATTTTCAGTGCAGGTTTGGATGGTTATTGTGGAGGAAAAAATTGGAGTGAGCAAGAAGCACTTATATCTCAAATGTATATAAATGGATATAAGTACATTGCAGCTGGCGATGCTAGTGCTTGGGACAAAACCCAGTCATTCGAATTAAAATATGTTGATCGTAAAATTTATTCTTATCTAATAGATAATGATTACATCAAGCATGTCGATCCACAGATCTTTGCTACCAAGTCTCTTTCAAGATATAGAGAGATGGTAGGTTCGGTACGCGAAGGAGATCGTTTAACTAATGTAATTAAAGTTATTCTAGACGGAACTGTTATGAGTGGTAACTCAGACACTACGTTGATGAATACAGCACGTATGATTTTAGTAATAAAATTCGTCTTATCACAGCAAGGTATTGAACATAAGCTGTGGTGTAAAGGAGATGATTTTATTATATTTTTAAAATCTGATGTGAAGTTAGACGATTTATTTTATAAGTATTGGGTTAAAGGTAGTGTAAAAAAAGAATATATTAATAAACCATATGGTCTCGGTATCGTATTAAAATTCCTTAAAACGGGACCTATGTCAGATTTTGATTTCTGTTCTACCAACTTAATACAAGATAAAAATGTTTTTAAAATGGTTAGGTTACCAGATCGACTTTCAGTGATAGCACATCATTCAATTAAAGCTATGAGTTTATCTAAGGACGAACAAATACTTTATATGAATGATATTGCAACTAGTTTGGAAAGTTGGTGTGGCAACATGCCTTTTTACGGCGATTATGTACAATTAATAAGAAAGCAATACCCCTTAAACACCGTAAAAAATGAAAAAATAGTTAATAGAGTCACCAAAAGTAAGTTACAGCTTTCTGACGGTGCTGTTGATAATGAACGTGAAGCTCGTGAACTCGGGCATGACAATTATCACAGCGCTAGGTTGAGAAAGTCACAAACTAAAGTGAGCGATGAGTCTACATATCGCTTCTTATTTGAAAAATATGGTATGACTAAAACTAGTATTAAAAAACATTTCTTGGAACTCGAGAGATTGTCAAATAATGGTATTCTTGCAGCATATAAGGATTGGGATATTGGTTAGAAAGTTG